TAGAACCCAAAGCATTTTTAATTGGTGGAACTTATACAGATACGGGTAAGAATTCTTTAAATAAAAATTGTCAACCCAGAAGAAAAATGGGTAGAAAGTGTGACCTGACAACTAAAACAGGAAAAATCGAAGCAATTAGATTTACACACAAAAAAGATATAAATAAACGTCCGATACTTGAAATATATAATATCGATGAAGATATTCCTGAAGATGGTTCGTTTGTAATGGAAGTACCGATGAACAGTGAGTTTATTTACACTAATGAATTTGGTGAAAATGAAATTACAAATGACCCAAATAAGGGCATACCCACGGCAGCGTGTTATAGATTTAGATTTTCAATAGATGACCAAGGTAATAGTAGAGTTAGAAAAACTGCGTCTTACCTTGTTCCAAATATTAGAGAATATTCAACACAACAAAATGAATCATACGCGTTTTCAACATCGTGGGATGACTATCCAACAAGTGCGGTTGGAAGTGATTCAAATAGAGGTATACTATATAATCAATCAGGACAATACTTTCCAAGAGATTATTTTTATCGAGTAACATATAATAAAGTTTATACAATTTCTTCTTTTCAAAATATACATTACAATGGTAATTCATTTAGTGACGATAGATATGTTGGTATAAAAGAAATTGTACCGGCGGAAGAAGAAGATTGTTCAGCCGATGTTGTTACACCACCAGTTAATTTTGCTAAGAAAAACTTCACATTTACATTATTAATTGCCGACGTTTTATTACTAATTGAACACTTAGTCAATCTTGTTTTATTAACTTTATTCAACACTTTGGCAATCGTATTTCATCAGTTTGCAGATGCGTTTAATCAATGGCCAACTAAATTTATTTATAAACCAATTAAAAAATTTGCATACAGATTACAAGACGGTTCACAAAGAGAATTATATTTAATTGCATATCCTGAATGTGAAGAGTGTAATGGTGAAAACTCATTAGGTGTACAAGGAGGACTTGGAAATTCTACCGACTTTTGTGAAGTTGGTAAAGTTACTATTATAGGAAATGACAATCAATCAAGTAGAGGTTTAGTTGCCTCTGGATTTACTTTTTCTAATCCAGTTTCAGGAGACCCGAGCGACATATGTTATAGTGCCGTAACACCGACAAACGTAACTAATTTTGTAACAAATCAATCCTCGTATATAATAACATACGGATCAAATGGAACAACGTTAACAGGAACAACTATTTTTTCGTCCGATGGTGTGTCTGGTTATACTTTTGAAGATACAAATGGATTATTTCAAGAAAATATTGAATATGAAGTAATAATAAGAAACCTAAACGCATCATCAAACGCGTTTTCATCTACCGTCCCACTTGAGGATGGATGTGAGTTATATGACATACCATACGACGAAGGAATCGTCTCAACATACTATATTGGAACCGGAAGAACCCCCTCGTCAACATACACAGCGGGTATGGATATAACCGCAACTAAAATCACTAATAATGGTGGATATAAATTAGAGTCGTCATTTGATGGAGAGAGATATACTTCAATAACACCATCTGGATTTTCTGAATTTACTAATGGTATTTTTAAAATAATTCCGGGTAGTCAAACAAACATTAGAATTTTTGAAATTTTAAGAGAATATCGTCGAAGAAAAAGAGTCGGTAAATTATTCTGTGGTGGAATTGTAAATTATTCTTTTATTGATAATTGGTTGTCTGGTTCATTATACTTTTTTCAATTTAAGGGTAGAAAAGGAAGATATTGTGAAGACGTAATAAGATATGTTGAATCACAAGACAAATATTATTATAGGTCGGCAACATACACTTCAGAGTCAAATTGGGGAGGAAGTAAAGATACTCAAATAGGTCGACCAACAACAATGGTAGATTTAGGACCTAGAGATGAATTTATTAAAGAAATTTGTGTAGACCCCTCATTAGACCCAAATTGTTCTGTAAGTAGATCAATAGGGCCAACATCATTTCAAAGTTTTGGAGAATTGTTAGGTTTGGCAATAAACTATAGAATGGATGTTAGTAATAATGCATTCGACATAAATGATTTTTTTGATAACGGAGGATTTACATACACAAGTAGAGTTTTAGATGGAGATATTTTACAGTTAATATCAATAAATAATGAGGTGGGTATTGAAGAATTTGATTTACAAAACGCTAAGTACCTTGGATATTCCTATCAATATTTAGATCCTGATATTTTTCCGAGTGTGTTTAAAAATGGAACATCTGTATTTGGGCCACTTCCTGTAACTATGTTTTTGGATGAGGATGGTGAAAGAGTAAGAGGTTGTTTAAATGAACCTGGAAGATTAACTGAATCATCACAAAAAGTTCCATTCTTTTTATGGAATAAAGGAGGGACAGGGTTTGGTCCTTATAACACAACAACGTTAGATAATCAATCTTGGGATTATGCAACACAGGTATCAATTTCTAATGGTAACGTACAACCACTACAAGGTATGACATATGGGTATTCGTATACAACGTTACCGAATGATTCGTCAGATCAATATCTTTTATTACCAATCACATATACTTTTAGTGGATTGACAATAAACACTGAAAGTGCGACCGATGATTTAATTTTTGATTCAATATTACCTAGTGGTTCATCAATTAATGTACATAGTTCAGAATATCCAGGATTCACTGTGTTGGTAAGTTCTAATAGTAATATAACAAACCCCACAGCCGGAACATTATATACAAGAGTTGGACCTGTTTCAGGAAACACAACATATCAAGGTATAACAATTACAAACGGATTTCATCAGCAACCATGGGATTATACTGACGATTTTATAATAAGACCGACAATGGATTATTATAGTGGTAATAAACAAATTCTATCAACTCCATTTATGTTTTATTTCGGACTAAAAGCGGGAAAAACGGGCATTGATAAATTTATAAAATTATTTGGTGACAAAGGAGCATTTACATCAGCAGAATAATGGAAAAGAAAAAAGTAATATTACCAACTAAGAGATTCTTCAAGGCAGAAGAGGAAGATTTAGATTTAAGATTAAATTTAGAATCTTCTGAAAATTTAATGCGTCTTGGTGACAGAGATGTTGTTTTAGATATTGCTCAATTGTTTAGTGACGAAAGAAACGATAGTAAAAATTATAAGATATATGGTAAATTAAAAATGATTTTTAGAAACATGTATTCAGGTATAACGTCTTACCCACCTTTGAGTAATAACGTATATCTTGTTGGTGATGGTTCTGACGGAAATTTATCTGGATTTTTACCATATAATGAATTGGCATTTTTAAGAAACGATGTATTAAGAGAATTATATACACCATCGACAGGAAATACACCTTCATTAGGAACTATAACATTAACTGGAACAACAAATACCGGTCATACAATCACAACACCAATAACCGCACCTTATAAAAATTGGAACATTTATGTAAGTTATGTACATAGTCATAACAGTCAGTTTCCAATGAAATATACTTTATCTGGTTCCACCACTGGTGAAACTATAAGTTTCACATCAGGTGATGGTATTCCATTTAGATTATCATATTCAGGTGGTTCTTACTATGAATTAACTTCACCTGTTGAACATGGAATGAAAGCGGGTGAGTTTGTTGTTTTATCAGGAACAACATTAACAGGAAGTCTTAGTGGTAGAACTTTTACAATTGATAGTGTGGGTAATGAGGTTCACAATTCAGAAAAATATGTAATTAATTTATTAAAGAGTCAAATTTTAACAGGAACAACAATACCATTATTGACTGTTGGTAAAAGATGTTTAAATAGAAATGATATTACAGGAACAACATCACAATACTACGTTCACCAACATAAAACATTAACAGAATCTACAGATTATATTTTAGATAAAATTGGTTTCGAATCTCCGATATGGGAAAATGAAAGAAAACTTTTATTTGAAAATTCAAATGGTGATAATGATGTATTAGTTGAAAAAAATAGAATGGAATCTTTAATATACGATTTTAAAGAACCATTAGTTTTAACAGGAATAACAAATAATTTAGGATACACACCAACAGATGTTTATTTAACAATTATATACAGAAACGCAAATGGTTATTTTAATTATCCACCAAAAGTTGGATGGAAATTTAATTTTCATAACACTTGGATTGATAAACATTTTAGTGGCACAACATCAAATGAAACTTCTATAGGTGTGACAGGATTAACAGGTAATACTGGTACCACAGGATTCACTGCGGGTTTACCGTTACAAATAGGTACGAGTGGATTAACGGGAGCATATGTTGAATATAATAAAACTGAATTAAAGGAAAGAATTATAAGTGAAGCGTACCATAAGATAACAAACCCAACAGCAATATTTACTCATAATCAAGATACTAATGTTGACGGATTTTCAGGAGCAACCGCAAACAATCTTTTTGGTTTATATTATCAACCATATCATAAGGTAAAATTAAAAGAATTATCTCCATATATCGAAACATCAAAAACAAATGACATCGTAAACTTACCTGAAAATACATTGTATTTTGAGAAGGAAGGAGTATGGAAATGGAGAGATTTATATGATCATGGATATATTGACCCTGATGGTTATGGTGTTAATCATCCATTTATAAACAATATTCATTATGTTAAAAAAGATATTAATTTCTATTTAAGAAATGAGAGACTATATCAAAATAAAACTGACGGTTTAACAAACTTCAATGATAAAACAATAACTGACTGTTAATGAAAATTTTATCTAATATAAATGATTTAACAATATCCATGAACATGGAACAAGATTTTAAAACAGATCTTGGTTGGGAAGAAGGTGCTCTTCAAATGGAAGAACAAATTCTAAGTCAAATTATTAACCCAATTGAAAATTATGAAACGGTTAGATATATTCACAAACCATACACTTCATCATTAGGAGTTGAACAAACAGATATATGGTTTAGTTTTTATTTTTTGACGGGATCAACATATGTAAATGATTATGAACCAACAGGTCTTTCTAATAGAGAAAATGCGTTAATGTTAAAACAAACAGTTAAGAGTTTTTTTAGATTAGAATTTTTTAAAACACCAAATGGTGTAAAACCAGAAAGAACAAATAGAAAATTGGTTTTTGCTAAGAATCTATCATTACCATTAGGGGAAAAATATTTTCATACAGATTTTAATGATTATATATTTCTTCCCGTATTCATGGGTTCAAATTACAGAAATAAAGAAAACATGTATTTGTTTTGGTTTCAGGATGAGAGTCCATTTAGCGGAACAACAATAACAGGAAATACGTTTTGGATGACCGCAAAGTTTTATAATGCGGAAGATGGAAGTATAAGTGATTTCGTAAATAAACCGAATTTTACTGACACATTTTCCGATGATAGAATTGGAACTGGAGTTACCAAATCGGTTATTTTTTATGAAAAAAATAGTTTATCGGGTTATACGGAATATGAAGATTTATATTATAAAGTAACAATAGATAAGAGTGATTATTCATATATTATTGAAAGGGACGTTCAGAATGATGTTGCCCTAACGGCAACACCAACCCCTACACCATTACCTGTTACACCGACACCCACACCAACAACGGGAGGGGGAGGAGCAACAAACACCCCAACACCAACAGCAACCCCAACTCCTACACCAACACCAACCGTAACAGTTACCCCAACACCCACAATTACTCCAACACCAACTCCTGAGTGTGTAATATCTGTAGGATTTGAAGTTGATAGTGCTGGTGATGTTAGATACATAGATTGCTGTGGAACTACAGTATATGAAACTTTCGGTATTGGACCACAAGTAATAAACGATTGTTTGCAATATGGTTCATTATTCCAAGTTGGTGCAACTATTTCATCTATAAATTATAGTGCTTCATCTTGTAGTTGTGAAGCACCAACACCATTAACATTTACTGCAACTGTTGATAATACACAATACGGTGAGCAACCACCAAATAATGTTGTAACGGTTACAGTAGAATCAAGTAGTAGTGCGGTAGGAACATATCTTTGGTGGGGTAAAAAATCTGGAACCGCCACAACAGCAGAGTTTACTAACCTTAATACCGCAATGTTAATTACCGCATCTACGGGACATACCTTTGAATTAGTAATAGATGACGATGAAACTACTGAAACAAATCAAACATTTTCTGTTGCCATCTTTACAGGGTCATCAACCAACGCCGGTGGAGAAGTTGCGTTCACACCTACATTTACAATACTTGATGATTCTATAGATGCACAATATAGATATATTTTATTAGAGGCATTTTTAGATTCAAACGGTTGTTCAATACCTTATTCTGTTAATAACTTTAATTTTTATTGGGATCAAGAAAGTAGTTTCCAACTTGATGGTTCTGACGTACTATCTGGAGCATCTTTTTGTTATAGATTTGTTTCACCCACCAATGATCTCAATGATCTCGCGGGTAAATCATTAATTTCTGACGCTTCATTAAATAACTGTCCAAATAATTGTAGTGGTTAATAATAGTTAAATGAAAAAGAATAGATACGAAATATTAAAACAAACCGGAACAAGTTATAATTTACCAATTTTCTTAGAAAGTTCGGTGGATGAGATGGGAGTTATGGTCGGATTTGATGGTGACATTGAACAAATGGAACAACTTGTTAATTTCTCATATACTCAAACAGGTTCCACAATACAAGTTTATAGTACGGTTAATCCCGATAAACTTAGAAAAATTGTTGAACAAACATATACAATTAATTGGGGTGATGGATTAATTTCAGGACTAACTGTTAATAGTGGTGTTGTTGGACAATCTTTTCCATCACTTTCACACACATACGGAGCGTCTTCAGGATACACTATAACAATAACATTAGATGCTCCGTGGACTAAACAAAAATTAAGTAAAAAGATTACTGTTCCAAGAAATACCACGATAACAAATCAATTCGGTTCTTTCACGGGAGCAACGGTTCCCGCATATTCTAACCTAACAGGACAAACTCAAAATTATTTAAACACTCTTGACATAACAAACAATACGGGGTATACTACCACAGGTTTCACATATATGGCGGTTGGTGGTAGCAGGTTAGACGAATTAAAAAAATACGGTTCAACGGGGTATACTCAAACTTTAACAAGTGGTTCTTCTCCCGACGGAGTTAAATTTACGGGATACACATTTACTTATACTGGTAATACAACTGGAACCACCACACTACAATATAGAGACTACGAGGATGGTTATACCATGATAACGGGGTCAACAACAGGTTTCACCAAAGAAGAAGTCTTCAATAAGATTTTAACAAGAAACGAACATTTTTTAGGATTTATTGACGAACCAACAATTTATTCTGATTTATTTGTTGAAAGGGGTAAACAGGGTGTCATGGAAATTAACCTTAGATTGGGTGAAATTGACAACGTGGGTGAATTAGATATCTATGGAAATGGATATTTTAACGTGAGAAAACAATAAAAATTATATTTATTATTAAAAGTATATGGCAGTAGGTAGTTACGGAATAATTAGACCAGCGGATGTGTCACCAGATGACGTAGAAATATTTTATCACTACGTTTCAGGAAGAACATCCACCGCACCGGTTTCCCTAAAAACTTTAAACAGTTCTAGTGTTTTGACACCCGTTTATCATACCGATGATACTACGAATGATGTAAATGCTCCAAATCTAGAAGTTTTAGGTGGATTATACAATTTAAAATTAGAATCTGCGGATTTCACGGACTTAGGTGTATATACACTTCATATAAGACCAAAACAAATAAGAACCACGATTACAGATTGTGGGGTGTTAGCTTCATTACCTTCAGTAAGAGGTTTAGTTATAGATTTAAGTAATGTCCCTTCTGGAGATAGAAGTAAATTTACCCCCCAAGGATTAATCGGATATAGAATAGAATATATAAACACTGAAAACAAAAAAGTAACAAATTTCTATAGATTAGTTACTTCGTCGTTTTATTGTACACCTGTGGTTTCTAATTTATCTAGTACAACACAAAAAGCAATTAGATATCAATATAGTGACGCGGCAACAAATATGTTGTTTTTAACAGTAACACCATCATCGGCACCATCAAGTAAACCAAATACGGTTCCTTTTATTGGTACACCGGGTCAGAAAATTATTTTCACCAATACTTTTTTTAATCCAACAACAATTGAGGTTGAAATGGTTGAACACGATGCGTCAACATTAGCACACGCATTATACGGTAATCAAAGTAAGGCGGTTACACCGGGTATTTACACAATTTACGATAATAATAACAGTATCTATAAACAATATAACTTATACGAAATCAAAGACGACGTTAACGAAACGTTATACGAAGTTAGAGAGAAGAGAACAGATATTGATGAGACTTTAAATTTTGACACAATTACTGAATTATAATGGCAAAATACAAAGTTCCAAGTCAGGCTGCCAATGGGTCACAAACTTTTAGTGACAACTTAGTCGGAGTTCAAATCACCGACGGTTCTAGCCAATTGACCAATACGAACTTTGCCCTTGACAAAACAATACCTGAAAGGGACGCTAAAAATTTTAAAACAAATCCGTTTTCGGATTTTTTAACTTTAGACGATTTAAAGATTGAAGAGTCGGCACCGATTACACAATCTAAATTAGAAAAAAATCAATCGGTTAAATTTAGAGACTCAAAAAAAGATTCAGGAAAATCATTATATGGTTCATTAAAAAGTAGAATCGGAGTTGCGGTTACAAAAATTATTAAGTTTTTTCCTGCGGCCGTTATGGTTGACATTGACTCACCAAAGAGTCAAAGTGGTTTAACCGCGTATAACATAACATATAATCAAAATACAAAAAGAACCAGATTAGATATTGAATCAGGAATGTTTTACAATCCGTTCGATGTTCTTTTTACAAAACCAAACACAAATACGGTTGTAACTGTTGATAACCCAATTAGAAATTTTTATTCATCATATAAAAAATATGTAATAGAATTAAGTGGTGTTACATATAATATTGTTGGTTATGTTGAACCTAACACAAAAAACAAAATAACTTTAACTGTTTTAGGTAATCCATTTAATAGTCAAACAACATCCACAAGTAATTTCTTAATTAGACCAAACAACGGTGTAAAGGAAGAATTTTTTATAGGACTTGACGATTTAGAATCGTCATTATTAAATAGAGAAACCCTACCAATTTATCAATCAACGTTTAAGGTACCAAGAGACATAAACAATGGTTCAGTAACGAGTTTATTGGATGTAAAATATAATTGGCCAATATCAAAAGACAATTACAATTTACAAATTGTAGGTATTGCGTATGACGAATATATTAATAATTTAGTTGATGTTGCGGATGAGATAGATGATTATAAGTCAAACTTATTAGTTAGATTTTTATCTTCACCACAATTATTTGAATTTGATAGTGATGACAAAAAGGCAGAATCTGTATTTCAATTATACGGACAAAGTTTTGATAAGGTA